CCAAACACAATCAGTAATCGCTTTAACGCCGTGAATCAATCCAGCCTTAATCTCTAAACAAGCAGGGGCAGTCACAATATCAATCTCGTCACCACGCAAAACAGCAACCTTACCTTCAGCCAAGATAGACAGGTGACTGAAATTATGAGTATGCTTCAAGATGGCTGTGCCAGCAGGAAACCTAGCTTCCTTTGCATACAGTCCATCAGAAAAGTGGTGAGTAATCATGTGATTTTATTTGGCCTCAAGTGCGGCAATACGCACTGCTTGTGCATCAACCAATGCTTTAAGTTCTTGAATTGCTTTAATCAAACGAGAATCATTTTTACTCAAGCCACCCAAAGTTAAATAACCATCTTTTGTTTCACCTATCAAGTCAGGATAAATTTCTCTTACCTCTTGAGCAATAAAACCAATTTGATGGGCTTTTTCTAATTTATAGTCAAACTCAACAGGGCGCAACGCCATGATGTTTGCAAGTTGGGGCGCTAAATCTACGATGTTTTCTTTTAATCGAATGTCTGAATTAGCAGTAAATTGTGCTGCACCAACACCAGCACCAGTAATTGTGCCATTCCCATTTGATCCAGAGTTGTACGCAAATGAAGCATAGACTTGGGAACTACTAGCTGTTGCGCCAAACTTAATAAGGTCTAAAAGAGAAGTTGAGTCTGCCGATACGCTACTTCCAAGAATAAGGGCGGCTTTGGCAGAAGCAACAGTAAAGGTACTAGCATTGTTGGTTGCGGCAGTAGTACCCACTAAAAGATTCCCATTGGCATCTTTTCCTAGTTGTCCAGATCCAATACTAATAACACCTGTACCACCAGTTAATGTACCTGTATAAGAAAAGTTTGTAGCGGATAGCGTGGTGGTTGATATAGTGCTGGTTGTAGAGTCGTATTTCGTTGCAACCGCAGTCGCAATGTTGTTGAACTCGGTATCAATCTCTGTGCCTTTAACAATTTTGTTAGCATCACCCGTTGAGAGTGAGTCTTTGGCTGCGAAATTGACTGTTTTTGTATAGTTTGACATGGTTGCTCCTTATGCAAGTTTGCCTGTTTTGGTTTGAATTTCAATCTTTTGGAATGAAATTGGTGACCCGTTAATGTTAATCTCAAATCCCGTTTGAACGACTTTTCCTGAACCGCTTCCATATGCAGTCAATTCTTCCAAAATGATGCCTGTTGCATATTCAGCAATGTTGTATTCACCAATACCATACTCAGAAACGGCCTGAGTTGGTATAGTAACTGTCTGCGATTGGTAACTTGATGAAAAATCATAGCCCCAAAATATAGATATTGCTTGGTTACTGCCGCCCACAACAAGAATCTTAATTTTCTTGATGATTGAGGTTTGCCCATCATTACCCAAGTCAGCATTATTTGTGTAATATTGCATTCGGTAAGATGAACTATCGTCTTGGTAACCTGTGTATTTTGTTATAAAACCAGTTTTACCAATGAGCAAATCCCCGTTTCTACGGGAGCAAAAACTTTGTGGAGCAATGTTGTCCCATATCGTGACACGATAAGCCCCATCTTCTAAAGTTACCTTAGTGTCAAAGCAGAAAACTTTTCCTGCTGTGGGGCAAGTTAAGAGGTAAAAACCATTCTGTTCGGAATAGACCGACCTTAACTGCTTGTCTGATTCACTTGCAATAGTGGTTAAGAAGTCATTTCTAATGTTCTTGGACAAGTCACCTATTGGCGCAGACTTCTCTTGCACTGTTCGCAAAACTGAACGCAAACCACTGCCACTCAAGAAAACAACATCCTTGCCTGTGTTTTGAATTGAGTCTCTTGCTATGCAGCCAACACTTGAGATCGTGTCGGAAAGCGTCATAGTTGATGGTGATGTAGCGCCTGCATAAATTAAGATTTGTCGTCTACCAAAGATAAACAAAAATCCGTTATGCGCCGCAAGACCCGTTACCTCATCTGCGCCATTAGGCCAGACACGAGAAACATCTAATGATCCTGCTGTACCAGTAGACCAAACATGACCCGCTAATAAATCGCTGAAATATACTGTTGTGTTATTAGTCTCTGTATTAGCCGCCCAAATACGACCATATGCAGAGATAGCTACGTTTGCTTTTGGCACAGTAGCTGCATAACCTGTTTTCTCAGACACTCTGCGATAAGTGGTGGTGGATACCGCAGGGTCGTAAATGATTGGATCATTATCTATCTGAAAGAAATATACGATGCCATTAAGACTTGCAGCTTGCCAGTTTCCTGCGTTGAAAGTTGGAGCAGTACCCCCACCCCCATACGTCAATTCAAGAATAGTACCCAACCCTGCCACGCCTTGCGTGTATTCGGCAAGAGGTGAGCCGTTAGCGCCATATTCAGCAATGTTGTATTCGGCTACAGCGCCAGCCGTTGCCAAACCCAGTTTAAACAGTTTGCCGTTACCAAAAAATAATACAGTAAGTGTGCCATCAGTTTGGATCAACTCATGGATAACTGTAATTTGATTTGCGCCTAACGTGCCACTAGATGTGTTGACCTTTTTATATCCTTGTCTAGCACCTAATCGACCAAACTTGTCAATCACGCAGTTAAGCGCAATACCAGCAAACCCGCTGGATATTTCTAGCGAGGGGTCTTGTGTATTCAACCCCAAAAAAGCTGGTGCTGATACGCTAGAAACTTGGAGGGCTTTGCTCATACCGCAACAAACTCCTGATTCTCAGGATAACGAGTGCCTTCCAAAGCAATGTAATCAGACAACATAGATTTGTACAACTGATATGCCTCAGAAGAACTCAAGCCACCATCTTCGCCACGCTCTACCAAAGCACGAGCATAGGCATTCTGAACCACCAAAGAGTCAGCAACAGCCACAATAGTTGAATCTGATGTCAAGGTAGCCTGTGGCACTGTTAAGCTAAATGGGATGCTATACACACCATCAGGGCGAGGATAAAGAGTTACCTTAGTGTCGTATCCTGCACTTACTCCATCAAACGCATATTCTGATGGAATACCACTAACGGGAGTAGAGAAATTCTGCTTACGATTCATTGAAGCAAAATCAATATTCCTCATACTAAGATTGCTTGTTGAATTGATAACATCAATAACTTGGAACTTCTGACCAGCACCAGTTAAAGCATATTCGTATGTGCCAGAAGTAGTAGACAGAGTAATAGTTCTGCCTAGAACATTCCAAGCAAAAGCATCTTCAATTTGACGTTTGGCATCATTGACAAACTTGCCAATTAGTGTGGAATAAGAATTGAGAGTAACAGTAGTAACTGTTGGCTCACGCAACCTTATGAGGACATCGTTTACAAGTTCTAAATAGGTCATCTGCTTCCAGCCTTTGCTTTGTTCCTTGCGGAGATAGCTTTAGCTTTTGCCTTTGCGTCAGCCTTTGAGGATGCACCCCATGCCTTGAGCGAAAGAAGCAGTCTTGTTGGTTCACCTTTCTTGTCGTACTCAGGGCCATCATTGCCCCCCATACGAGCCAAGAAACTTGCTCTGCGAGGGTTATCCCCCGACTTTACTGGAGGCTTCAGATTACCACCAGTTTCTGCATTATAAGATGATCTACCCTTGGCATTCAAGCCGCCTTTTGGATTTTGACCAGCTTTTGTTTGCCAAGTGGGTGTTTTCATCTACTTCACCTTTTTAGGCTTCTTTGCGGTCTTTGCCGCTTGTTTAAAAGCTTCAGCAGTAGGCGCACCCTTGCTACCAACTTTGCGCATCTTTTCGCCAGAGCCTTCCGCTATGCGCTTTTTCTTTGCGGCGATGTTGGCGTACAAACCCTGTTTCATTTCATCTTCCTTTTAGGCTTGGACATACCAGCCTCAGACAAAGCAATGGCAACTGCCTGTTTTGGGTTCTTGACAACCTTGCCCATTTTTGAGCCTGAATGCAAAGTACCTTCCTTGTATTCACGCATTACCTTGCCAACTTTTTTCTGAGCAATTGTGGGCTTTTTCATAGGGTTTCTCCTTAGTACATTATCTTGGCAGTAATAGTGCCTGTGACAAAAACTGTGCAATTTGCTCGCAAATATGTTGGTGCATTAGCTACAGTAATGATGCCATTAGCAGTCAATGCAGTGCCAATAGTTGACCAGTTAGTACCATCAAGACTGCCTTGCAATGCAACAGTAGCTGATGTAATACCAGAAACTTGTAAGAACGCTGGTTGACCAGAATCAACTTGAACGGCTGTTGATGCGCCAACAGCGCCAACTCCATTCAATAGGGTAATAGGTGATGTTAATGATGCCATTACTTGCCTCTTGAGGATTTCTTCATGAAGTTAGTAGCAGTTCTGCTACCTTTCATGGGCAGACCTTTGGGCTTGCCAATAGCTACCATAATAGTCACAGGAACGCCCTTTTTTACACTTTTCTTAGGGGTCTTTGAACTATCCATCTTGGGTGCTTTTCCATACATCATTTTGTATCCTTTGTAATTGAACCACCAGATTTCCAAGCATCACAAGTCCTAGCTGCGGCACAAGTAAAGTGGAATAACTCACAAAAACCTAGATCAGCAGCATCAATGAATTGCTGGTCATAGTCAATTTCATTCTCTGAATTCTTGCCTTTTTCTAAGCCACCCTTGATACATTCCATCATTTTGGGTGTTTGAATAAAAGCCGCACAGTTGCCGCAACGCATGGTTTTAACGACATTGGTAGGTGCGTTATACATCTTGGCTTTAGTTAGCCAAAAAGCCTCATTAGGCTCGTCTGGATTAGGTGGGCCATAACCAAACTTCTTGAAAGCATTGTTCCTGTTTTTCAGGTTTACAACAATGTCTTGTGTGGGAAGTGGGCAAACTTGGCCTGAAAGCATTCCATCTTTCATTTCCACAACCTATCGGCTATAAATGTAAAGACTCCACCAGCAATACTAGCGATAGTCATCCCCATCCAAAAACCGCCTTTAGACTTGTTTGCCAACTCTAAAAGACACTTAACGTCTGCACTAAGATTGTGCATTTCATTCTGTAGAGCTTCTACTTGAGCCTCTAACTTACCGAAATCTCGTGCGTCAACTTCAGACATTTGCAACCTTTCTTGGTCTTCCCATACGCTTAATTGATGGAATTACAGGCGCAAATGCGGTATCTGTGCGTTCAGAATCATCAGATTCTATGGTTACTTCTTGTTCATCTACTCTAACATAACCTTGATGACCCTTCATAGAGTCAATATCATGCTGAAGCGTAAAAGTTACACAATTACCCGATTGTAAACAACGAAAAGTAGCCATAAAACCCTTTAAATGAGAAAGGGGGGACTAGCCCCCCCATCTATCCTGATTAAACAGGGCGACCAATGACAAGTTTCAATGTTGTTGAAGCCAAGTCAATAGAACTTGCTGTTGGGTTAACAGTTACGATAGTCACTGTGTTAGCGGCTGAAACGTATGCTCTACGCATCAATCCAGCTTCGCTAACGCCAACAGACATACCAATAACCATATCACCCAAAGCTACTCCTGCAACAGTTACTGTGTCTGTAGCTGTAGCTGTAGTAGCGACTGATGCGCTATCTAAAGTACAAGAAACATTCCAAGTATCTGAAAATAAACCACGAAATTGGTCATTTCCACGGCGGGAAGTGACTGCTGTTGCTGCTGCCATTTTGATTTCTCCTAAATAAGTTAAAAAATCCCCCCACCATCAAGGCGAGGGGAAACTGTTATTAGCTAGGAACAACCAAAGCAAACATAGCAGAAGACTTAGCTGCACCAACTGTAGCGGCACTACGCAAAGCAGCAACGCCATACAAAGTGTCAGATGTAAACAGAGTAGCCAAATACTCTTGTTTGTACTGAACTTGTGAGCGAACACCAACTTGCTCAACCAAGACCATAGCATCTTTGTGACCCATCAAGCAAACACGGGCAATTGCAGAACCACTTGTTGGGTAAGCGGCTGTTGCAGATGCTGAGTCAGCATTGCTAGAGGTGAACACGGGGATGCCATACAGGTTACCGATTTCACCATTGCGGATAGCATCGCCATTACCAACAAATGCTTGTTCGGTGTAGCGAGCCAGACCCATCAAAGTGTTACGGCTTGAGGGAGGAATTAGGAAGAAACGATTGTCCATAGGAGTATCGTTGTCATCCAAACGCTGAATAGTGCGGCGAATAGACGCATCAGTCAGAGCAGAAGCATTACCAGTGTTGGTGTTTGCTGTGTAGTCAAAGGTTGTTGTACCATCACCGCCGATAAAAGCAGAGCCGTACTGAGCGCCAGTAGTGCCGCCGTTAGCAACACGACCCAACTGCACCAAGTCTGTATCAACTTGACGAGCCAAAGCGTAACCAGCGTCAGCAGTGTAGAACTGGCGCATAGAGTTCAATGCTTGGGCTTCAACAATATCTTCAATCAAACGGCTATATTCATAGTGTTTGTTGATAGAAATGTCAACAATTGACTCTGTTGCTGCAATCAAAGTGACTGCTGTCTCTAAGACCTTTGCAGAAGCATTACCTCGTGTAGGAGTAGGAATGTGAACAGTGTCACCTTTCTTACCCTTGAAGTTCATCTTCATAACCAAGTTAGCTAAAACAAGGTTCTTCTTATAAGACGCAACGATTTCGTCTGACCAAATTTCAGGGATGAAATTGGCTGCTGTGGTAGTAGTTACCGAGTTTGTGGGGGAAAATGATGTTGCCATTTGTGTACTCCAATAAAATCAAAAGTTAAGTTATTTGACCCGTCCCTCTTGATACGCTTGCATGATCTCGTCACTCAAGGCATCGTAGCGGTTTGGATCAGTCATCTTCAGCCGAATAAGGTCTGCCCTGCGATAGACCCTCTTTCCAGATTCACCACTGCCACCTACATCAACTGTCGCTGCTTTAAGACTAGACTTGCGCTGAGTTTCCCCTGCTTCATTAGTCTGTTTAGCCTTAACACCACGCAACTGTTTGTAGGTACTCAGCAATTCATTAGCACTATCATAATCAAACTCACCATCAGCTTTTGCATACAAACCAATCCTAATAGGTGAAGATTTCACCCAATTTACAAAGTCTGCATCTTGAGCAATCTGACCGAAATCAGGATGCTCTGCCGCCAGCTTTTGCTGAATTTGCATCTTTTTGAACTCTTGACCAGCTTGTCTAGCCGCAAGTACATCAGGATGGTTATCAACAGTCTTACGAACCGCTGCCTGTGGATTCTCAAAGAAATCTACTTCAGGTTCTTCCTCTTTAATATGTTGGGGTTTACCCGCAAGGTTTTGCTTGATGAGTTCATCTGCTAATTTGCGTACTTCGCCAACTTCTTGTGCTTGCTTTCCAATCAGCTTTTCTGCCTCTTGGTGCATTTTGATGATGTCTGACAACTCTTTACCCCGATACTTGTCGGGAATGTCATTACTCATCGGCTCAACAGTTGATTCAAGTTTCTGCTTTTCAACAGTCTCTAACTCGCCTAACATCTCGTCTGGGTTATCTACTAACATATTTTTCCTTTTCCTGCCACTTTTGGGTTCTAGGATGACACAACGGCATTAATGCTTATGTTGTGGTTTTTTGCTCATGCGCTAACTTATCACGATGTTTCTTCTCAAATTTCATCCATGAAGATGGAAAATGACCCGACCACCCTTCCAAGTTAATGCTTGGAGCAGAAATTGTGCGATTGGCTGAACCACCGCACTCACACTGAGTTGTTTGTGCCTCATAATCACAAAGTCTCTCAATTCTGTGTCCACTTTCGCAGACAAATTCATAAATTCTTTTCATTCAATTCCTCGTAGGCTCGTTCACTGACCTCTTTCAAGGTTTTCAGCCAAGTCAAGATGGAAAGTTCACCTTTTTTGAACATTAAGGTCTTTTCATCAGGAATAACGCTCAGATTATTAAGCGACTCTATCATATTGTCAATATCAATAGTTAAATCCTTCCAACCCTCTGTTGACATCATGTCAAAGCGGCTTTCATAGTATTTCTGAAGTTCTGGGTTCATGGTGATCCTAAAATGCAAACTTCTTCTTTTTTGGTGCAATCATCTTGGCAATTTCTTCTGCGTAATATTGCATACCAAACTTGCCATCAACCCGTACATCGTGATTTTCTGGGGGTACAAATAACTTGTTTGTGTCCTCAAACGGGCTTTCTTTGATTCGGTCTACCCAAACAATGAAGTGAGCGCCAAAGGCTTCCCGTGTTTCAGGGGTAGGACAAACAAAATCAGCAATCACATGAGCCCCATATCTAGATGCTATATCGCACAAAACACCCATACGCCTAGCCTGTTCAATGCGGTCTTTTACAGAGAATCCAAGGTCTTTGTTGATTTCCTTGCGTATTTCATCAGCATTAAAGTGAACGCAGGAAAGTTCCCTTGCCAAAGCTGTAGCCAAGGTGGTCTTACCCGAACTAGGCAAACCCATGATTAGTATTTTCATCCCTTGACCTTATACAGTTGTTTTACGGCAAAGTCTGGTGCTGGTGTACGCCAAAAGTCTTTTCCTGCGTACTTCTCCCACACCGATTTAGGCAGGATAGATGGGCGCTCTTGCCAAGTTACTTCTTTCCTAACTGTGTGTAGGCTTTTCATGTTTAGTGCTTTGTCAAACACTTCGTTCTCGTACTCCACGTTCTTAAAGTCGTGGTCAAAGTACTGCTTGCCGATGAACTGGTACAACTCGCGCATTACGCTCTCAGGCTGTTTGCAAAGCATCTCGTACTCCACCAACATAATCATGTCGGGATTTAACAACAATCCTTCTTCCAAGAAATAGTATGGCTTAACAACTTGGCCTTCTTTCTTTACATCCATCAAGGCATCGCACCTTGTGGTGACTGTCTGCCGTGACTCATCATCTGTCAGGGTTGCGCCGTACAAAGAATTCTTGGCTGATATACGCTCAAAGCTATCCAATATCCAAGGCAAGTCCCGCACACAACAAATGATCTTAGTCTGTGGATATAGGTCTTTAAGGAGTGATGTCTTAGCAGTCCAGCCCCTGCTGGTGTCAAACACTGTGTTTGGTGTGACTGCTTTGTAGTAAGCCTCAAATACGTCTTTTAGTATTTGTTTGCGCCTGTCTTCATCTATCAAATGATTGCTCTCACTGCCCGTAATGACGTTGATGGTTGATGTAACAAATCCTTGCACGGGCGATGAGATGTCTGCATAAAACTCAGGGTTCTGGCGCAAGATAGCCGACAACAATGTCGAGCCTGATCGTGGCAAACCAGAGATGAAGAAAAACTCTTTCATGCTGCTGGAGTCTGGGCAACCCAATTAACTGTAGCCTCATCCCACTGATAACGCACATTGCCGCCGTTAATAACGGCATCTGCTGGCCTTGCTACAGGTGCAGCCCATGTCATTGTGTCTGAGTAGCCAATCCATGATGGATAAGGTCTACGGGCTTCATGTTCTGCAGTTTTAGCCGTGTTGTACTCTGCCTCGGTCAAGACCTGTAACACACCAGCGATGGTAGTGTCGGCATCGTCATCGCAAGTGCCGTAATATTTTGGGGCTCTTAGGTATGTGCCATCGGATGCCACTTCAACAGGCCATGTTGAGCTATCGTGCCATAAATGCGTCCAACCCTTGACAGCAGGCATGGATGGGCCTGTGCGTTGTGGCTCGGCTGTGCAAACTATTTTGGTTACTGCGTCTACTTCGGTGATGCAAATGTACATTGGGATGCTCCTGATAAATTAAACTGCGACTCTGCGGATGGCGCGGACAGCGTAGGTGTAATCTTTATTAACACCGCCTTGAAAACCGCTGTTAAAGCTCTGCCTCCAGCCTTGCGTAGCAGAATTTTCAGTGCTTGACCAGTAAGGGTCAGTAGCAAACGCCTGTACGCCGCCGGATTGAAAGTCTGTTGCGGAGGTTTGAGCAGGTGTGCCACTTGTGTAATTGCTGCCGCGACTTGGAACGGCATTGGTATTTGTGCCTGACGATGTGTTGTTGTTTACTGTACTAGGCTTTAAATTATAGTAACAAACCTCTAGCTCATTTTTAGCTGGCATATACCAGTCAGAAAAACCACCGATAGTTAAGCCTTCGCAAAATTGAGCAGCAGGATGGGTGACATCATTCATTGCCGCGCTGTTAGATGGGCCATCAATAACAGATGTAGTTCCAGCGGTTGTCGTGTTTACTAGCTTCCATGCTTTAGCGGAGTTGTAAGCAGTAGATACTGGCCCAACCACAAGGTTGTGAGTTGCTACACCAGACACGCCAATTTGACCTGCATAAAAACCACCACCAAAAGCCTCACCAATTACTGTTGGGCCAGCAGGGGCAAAACTTCTTTGGTTTTGAAAAACAGCTTGTAGAGCACCACTCATGTCAATCCACTCCCTGAAATAAGCCAAGTTGTTGAAGTCATTTTGATTGCAGTAGCTGAACCATATTGCGCCAAACTGCGTGAACCAGTTGTACCAGCAGCACTTAAATACATTGTGTCTGTATTGATTGCAATAGTTACCACTTGACTTGTCATGTTTACAAATGTAATTGCAGTGCCAATTGGATAGGCTACAGACGAATTTGCAGGGATTGTAAATGTCCGAGCATTTGCATCGGTTGATGGATGAAAGATGTGCTTGCCAGCATCAGAAAGAACTAGCGTGTAAGCTGCGCTTTGGCTATTTTGAGGAATGTTTTTAAATCCGACTTCATTTGTACCATCAACTGTGCATGAAGATAAAGTGCCGCTTGATGGTGTACCTAAAGCAGGAGTTACAAAAGTAGGTGAATTAGCAAATACCAAAGCACCAGTACCAGTTTCATCTGTTACAGCACTAGCTAAATTTGCGCTTGAAGGAGTACCTAAAAAAGTAGCTATTCCAGTGCCAAATGACGTAATTCCAGTACCACCATTAGCTACAGGCAACGTACCAGTAACACCCGTAGATAAAGGTAAACCTGTAGCATTAGTCAAAGTAACACTAGTTGGTGTACCCAAAATAGGAGTAACAAGTGTTGGGCTTGTGGAAAATACTAAGTTAGTAGATGTTGTTCCAGTTGCACCAGATGCCGTATATCCAGTAATATTGTTAAAAGAAGTGATGCTTGCTGTAGAAGCACCAGTACCACCTCTATTTACTGCAACTGCTGTTCCATTCCATGTGGCACTGGTAATTGATCCAGCATAATCAAAAGTATTTGTTGACCAAGATACATTAGATGGGGCAATGTCATGCCTATCCCATGATCCAGCAGATATTGCATTTGACAACAATGTCAATTGAACATAACCACCTGATGGTACAGAAACAATAAGCGATCCTGATGCGTTATTGACTGTTATAGCGCCACTGCTTTGGTTATTATTAAAAAGGTATTGCACTCCATTTGCCAATGTAGTTGCATTTGGCAATTGGAATGTATGTCCACCAGAACCCGTAACAACATGAGAGTAAGCAGATGAAACTGTTAATGTTGTTGTTGTTCCAGCTGCCGCTGTTGATAAAAATGATGCAAGGAAAGTATTAGCTGTAACATTCTGACTTGAATCACGCAGAACAACACTGCTTGCACCTGAAGAAGTTGTAACACCCGTACCACCATTAGCAACAGGCAGTGCAGTACCTGACAAACTAATAGCTAATGTGCCACTGCTTGTAATTGGTGAGCCAGTAACTGATAAGAATGCAGGAACTGTTGCCGCAACACTGGTAACTGTGCCAGATCCACCACCTCCAGATGCTGTAATTGTCTGATTAGGCCAAGTGCCACTTACTGTAATATTTGTTCCTGCGACAATGCTAGGAGAAGCTGTACCAGTTCCTCCATTAGCTACAGCAAGAGTTCCACCTAATGTGATTGTCCCAGATGTTGTAATTGGGCCACCAGATGTAGTCAGTCCAGTTGAACCACCAGAAATAGCAACACTTGAAACTGTTCCACTACCACCACCACCACCAGCACCACCACTGGTAATAACTTTAATGCGGTCTTGCAGATCTGTAGAAACAACTTCACCTACATTGATCTCTTGACCACTAGACAAAGCAATGATTAAAGAACCATCAAAGTCGATGTTTGCGTTGACAACAGATACGCCATCAATACCATCTACACCATCTTTACCTTTTGGGCCTTGTGGCCCTTGAGCACCATCTTTACCATCCCGACCAGCCTTACCATCTTTACCATCACGCCCGTCTTTACCATTAATACCATCACGACCATCTTTGATAGTGATGATGCGCTTTTCAAGGGTGCTGGTTACGTTGTCAAACTTTTGGCGAATGTCTGTGTCAATCTTCTTGAGTGATTGAACAACCATTTGAGCATTCTCAGCCGCCTTACGCTGCTGCATTTGCTTAACTTCTGACACAGAGTTGTTTACCGCATTAAAGATATTATCTGCAATGCCATCTACATTCCCATCATTGAAGATTTTATCTATTGCCATTTGCCAACTCCTGATTTAAGTTTTGTAAAAACTCGTTTTCCATGTCTACTACAGTGCTTTTAGCATTATTCATCTGTAACTCGACAATTTTAGACTTGTTTTTAATGTCTGCTTCCTTGAGCATCAACTCGGCAATACGAACCCGCTTGTCAAACTCTCTAGATGCTTGGTCATCTTCATTGGGAAGGTTCTTAGTCATCGCCGCCATGTTCTTTGCCTGTACTTCTTGTGGCAATAACTGCGCTTCAACAGACAATTTGATAGCTTCTGCTTTGTTTTGCTCTGCTTGGCTAGTCTGAACAGCAATATTTGCCTGTGCAGCTTGCATTGCTAACTCTGCTTGCATCTGTTGCATCTGCTGTGCTTCAGGATTGGGCTTACTCATCTCATCCAAAGCCGCCATCATCTCGTATCTGTTGCTTAAACTTGAGTTAGCGATGATTCCTTTGAGAATTACAGGCAAAACAGGTGTATTTGGGCCAAGAGTCTGCAACAAACCAATGAATTGCTGCTGTTCATACTCTCGAGCAATGATTCCAAGGGTTGCAGTAGGGATGAAGTTCATGTCTACAGAGGGATAACGCTCTGGATCGAACTGCATGAACCTGAAAGCCGCCTTTTTGATGAACGGCACAAGGAAATCTTCTTGGAAGTTGACCAATGTACGCTTGTACTTCTTGATGATGGAGGCCACAGCCATCGACATACCGCCACCATCACGGCTTGACTGAGAAACCATGCCGTTTGAGTCCAATGTCCCAGTAGCTTGCCACAACATACGCTCAAAATCTTTGGCAGTTGCTAGGTTATTGGGGTCACTCTGACCAAACTTGAATGGATACAGGATTTCATTGGGGTTGCCATTAGTGAGAATAGCTTTACCAGCCTTAATCTCAAACTTCATGCCACGGGGCAGTCTAGTTGCATCCATCGCAACCATAGGGGCAGTGGTCAAAGCGAGTGAATCCAAGTGAGCCCGAGTCTGAGCATCAATAGCTTTCTGCATATTGAAGGCTTTTTCCACTGTACCTCGCCCCAACAAGCGATTAGGCACTGTATCGTCT